ACTACTGGTTGGACATATAAGGAGAAATAATCCATGGCTAACTATGAAGCAACGCGATACGATTTTGACGGTGCTAATCTTACTGACATTCAAGGTCTTAATACAGGTTTAATTATTCCCTGGACAACGAGTTCTGCTCCTACAGGTTTTTTAGAATGTAACGGAGCAGCAGTTTCAAGATCAACATATGCTGCATTATTTGCAGTCATAGGAACAACTTACGGAGCTGGAGATGGATCATCTACTTTTCTTGTACCAGACTTTCAAGATAACTGTTGTTTAAGTAAATCAGGCACAAAAGCTTTAGCATCAACTGGTGGAGCAAATACTGTCGCTTCAACAGGTAACGTATCCGGTAACTTAGGTAATACTACAATTGATACAAACACTATGGGAGCTCACTCTCACACTTACCAAGCAGGATCTTTTAATAACGCTGGTAACACAGGTGGTGGTAGTGGAGTTAACTTTGGTCAAATTCACGCGGTTTCAAACGTAAGTTTAGGTAATGCAGGGGGCGGTGGCTCTCACAATCACAATATGAGTGCAAACTTTTCTGGAACAGCAACTTCAGTATTGCAACCATATTTAACATTAATGTATATTATAAAAACGTAGAGGAACTATGGCAAATTACGAAGCAACAAAATATGATTTTACAGGACAAAACCTTTCAGGTATTGATCTAGTAAATACAGGTTTAATTATTCCTTGGAGTGATTCATCAGTTCCATCAGGTTTTTTAGAATGCGCAGGTGCAGCAGTATCAAGATCAACTTATTCTGCATTGTTTGCAGTTATTGGAACGACATACGGAGCTGGAGATGGTTCGTCTACTTTTAATTTACCAGATTTACAAGATAAAGTTCCACTAGGAAAATCAGGAACAAAAGCTTTAGCTTCAACTGGAGGAGCTAACGCAGTTACTTCTACTGGTAATATCAGTGGAAACTGTGATAACCATAGTTTGTCTGGTTCTGATACTGCTAGTCACACTCACTTGGTAAACTTTGCAACTGTTAGTGCTCAGATGAATGGTAACACACGTCCTAATGCAGGAGATCATAACTCTGGAAATACTGGAGGTAGTAGTGGACACAGTCACTCTATGTCTGCAACTTTTTCTGGAGGATCTGACTCAGTTGTACAACCTTACATAACTATGATATATATTATAAAGACTTAATACTATGGCAAATTACGAAGCAACAAAATATGATTTTAACGGTGGTAACATTCAAGGACTAGTTGGTGTATCTACTGGTTCTGTTATTCCATGGGGAGCAACAAGTATTCCTACAGGTTTTTTAGAATGTGATGGATCTGCAGTTTCAAGATCAACTTACGCTACATTGTTTGGAGTAATAGGCACTACATATGGAACTGGAGACGGTTCAAGCACTTTTAATTTACCAAACATTGCAGACAATATAGTTGTAGGTAAGTCTGGAACAAAAAACGTAGGGTCAACAGGAGGAGCTAATACAGTGGCTTCTTCAGGAACTTTAGCTGGAAGCACTGGTAATACTACTCTTTCTGTTTCTCAGATTCCTGACCACAATCACACTTCTCCCGGTGCTAGAACTACAGCGGGAGCTTCAGCTTCAACAACTGGAGCAACTTCACCAAGACACCCTCAGTCTACTAGTAATACAAATGCTACTAATGCTGGTGGTAATGCTCACTCACATAATGTAGCTGGAGCTACATTTACAGGAGGTGCAACTTCGGTCTTGCAACCATATCTAACTGTGATATATATTATAAAAACTTAAGGAGAATTTTTATGGCAAAACATGGAACATGGACTGTAGTATTTGAAGACAAAATGATTCTAAAAAAGAATTCAGATTTTTCTGTTTCAAATCCTAGAGGATATAAAATTACTGGTCATGATTCATTTTGGAATGAATCTAAATGGAGTAACATTCATGCTATTCAATGGACAGATGATAATGAAGATAACGATCAAGTAGAATATAAAGATGGAACTCCAAACGGAGTTTATGATTCAAGTGTGTTAGGAGATTTTAAATCTCAATTTGCTCCTAAATTTGATGAAGCACATTTAGCTTACATACAAGAACAATGGGACATGGATAATCGTTCTGATGCTGAAGGAAATATGGAAACTGAAGCTGAAAAAATTTCTAGAATAGGTGCTAGACCTACTTCTTATTCTTCTTAATTACTGACCATCAATTAATAACCAAGAAGTTAATATATATTTTTCACCAGACAAAGGTGGATTACCTCTGTGCACATATGGAAAAGCTGCAGGCCAAATAACTATTCTGCCTGCTTTAGGTTGAACTCTTTGTGAAAAATGTAAGAACTCTGTTTCTCCACCTTCTTTTACGTCATTTAAATATATAGTATATACTAAAGCTCTTTGTAATCCTTCATAACCCATACCTGGTCCCCATTCAGTATGCCAAATATGATAACCTTCTTTAGGAAGGGTCTTTTGTATTTTCATTGCAGTATAATGAAACGTTGGATGAAACTCTTGAATGTCTGTTCTTTTTAAATATTCTTTTAAAGCCATGTCAAAATTTATATGTGTAGTTTTGACTTGACTATTAAATACTAATTTATCTCCAAATGCATTTATATCTAAAGCAGCATCTTTTTTAGTATGTGATCCTCTGTGTTCTGAGTGAAGTCTTGTATAAGTTTTATGTTGCTGTTCATGATTATTATAAAAATCAATTAAAGCTTCACATTCTCCGGGAGGTATAAAATTATCAAACACTCCAATAAAGTCTTTTATATTACATGTCTTTTCCATTCTGGTATGTCCTTTTCTAGTTGATTGTTTTTATGGTAAGTAAACGAACCGTCTTGATCAACATAATTAAAAAATATTTGTGCATTCGATTCATGTTTAAGTACATTTCTTTTTTGGGAGAGTTTATTTCCTAAAAATACAATTGCGTCTCCCTCATCAATTGTAAATAATTTTTTTTCTATTTGAATAGGCCATTCTTTAACTTGCCTTATTGGCACTATTACACTAATTTCACAATTAGGTCCATTGACATGTTGTGGCACTTCATCACCATATACAAAATACTTCCAATAAGAATATGTTTTAAACAACTTTAATTTAGTATGTTTTTCTACTACATTACGTTTTAGTTCATGAAAGTGTTTTGCTAAAGCATCATCAAAAAATCTAGGTTCTATCCAAGGTTCATCTAATCTTATCCAACAATATTGTTGGAATAAATCTAACTCTTTTTCAGAAAGAAAATTTTTAATTATTTTATATTTAAATTTTTTTATACTATCCATGATGCAAGACTATATCTTACTCCTTTTGTAATTGGTTCTATTGTGTGTGGAAACAAATAATTACTAGGAAAAAAAACAAGTGTTCCTGTTTTACATTTAACTCTTTTAGTTTTTTGTTTATCAATAGGATTAAAAAAAACTAAATCTCCACCTTCATATTCATCATTTAAATTAAGTATACAGCTTATAGTTCTAAAAGAAGTTGTACTACTGTCAACATGCATTTCATATTTGTTACTTGGTTTATATTTTAAAAGATCAATTTGATTTAATCTACAAGCATAGTTCAAAGTAAATTTTACATTATAACTTGGAAGATATGTAAATATAATATTTGCTATATGTCTAAAATATATTTTATCAGAAGCAGAAGTTGTTTCTAAAGTATAACCATTTACCTTTCTAGAATTCTCATCTATTTCTCCCTCTAAGTTTTCTCCTCCTACAGACATTGGAGCAGTTGCTTTATAATCTATAAATGAAATTATATTTTTACGCATCCTTTCATTTAGATTAAGATTCAATGTCATGATTGCCTCATCTAATATCATTTAGGTTTTTTTTCTTTTATATCGATAATATTAGATTTTTTCTTTTTTCCTTTTAACAATTGTTCATTTAATTTGTTATAATAATTGTGATCATTTTGACGATATATATTAAAGACTAAACTATACCTACTGCTCTCTGATTGTGATGCTGCAAAACCATGATACACAAACTCAGGAAGAATATAAAAGTCTCCTGGTTTTGGAGTTAGTTTTATATTTAATTCTGGTAACATAAGATCACATCCTTCTGTTAAATATAAAACACCATGAATACAAGGGTGAACATGCATTATTAAAGAGTCACCTTTTTTAGTTTCTGTTCCCCATGCATGAGGAATGTATTGTGTTTGTATAAAATGTTGAAATATTTCTGGACGCACACTTTGATATTTATTTATTAAGTAAGTTATAAAATTATTAAATTTTTGATTGTCTACAAAATGCTCCCATTTAGTCATACCTCCTTTTACATTAGTATAACCACTCATGTCTGGATCAATATTATTTTTTATCTCCATTAAAAAATAATGTATAATTTCAGGATAAGGATAAGAACCGTATAATATATTTACTGATCTAGGATAAGTTACATTGATACTATTTTTATGTTCATTCAATGGGTCTACTGTTAATTCACTAATCATTTATGGTCTTTTATTCTGTAAAAAATTATTGTATATTGCACTATATGCTACAAAAATTAAATTTCAAGCCTGGTTTTAACAAGATGGTCACAGATTCAGGAGCTGAATCTCAATGGGTAGACGGTGATTTTGTTAGATTTAGATATGGATTACCAGAAAAAATAGGTGGTTGGAATCAATTAAGTGTTGCAGGAGATACTTTACCAGGAGCCGCAAGAGCTCAACATACTTGGACATCATTAGCTGGTGAAAAATATGCAGCTATAGGAACATCACAAGGTTTGTTTTTATATTACGCTGAACAGTTTTATGATATCTCTCCTCTTTCTACAGCTATTACTGGTTGTACAATTTCTACAACTACTTCGTCAACAACAGTAACTATTCACAAAGGCTCTCATGGTCTATTAGCTGGTAGATACATAACACTATCCGGTGTAACTGTTACAGGTGCATCAGATTTTACAGCTGCTGATTTACAAAAGTCATATGAAATTTTAACTGTTGCTACAGATAGTTTTACTATTCAAGCAT